ATATACCCAAGAATCGGTCGCTAAGTCATGATTAAGCCATCACTAGTCATAGTTGGTCAAGACACAGGGCAAGACGTCTCAAATCGGCTCACATCGGTTTTACAGCCGGAATCAGCTCCAGTCTTTGGCCATGAAGTGCCACGAATCCACACGCCGCTCAATGATTTGCCGTCTCGCGGCTATGAATTGATTGATTTCGCTGACCAGATCATCGAGGGCGGCTTTATGCCATGGCAAAAATGGCTGGCGATTCAATCGCTCAAGCTCAAGCCAGATGGCCGTTACTACCATCCGATTACTGTGGCCACTGTTGCAAGACAGAATGGAAAATCGACCTACATGTTGGCTCGCATTGCCATGGGGCTATTTCACTGGGATGAGTCATTGCAAGTCGGCTCAGCTCATAGATTGGTTACATCGCTGGAGCAGTTTAGATCGCTCGTAGCCATAATCGAGTCTCACGATGATTTAGCCAAGCAAGTCAAGCGCATTAGATGGCAACATGGCGCGGAAGAAATCGAAACCTTATCTGGTAACAGATTCGTTATCAAAGCCGGGGGTTCGGCAGCTCGCGGATTGAGCAAGCCGGAAGTGGTGCATCTTGATGAGCTGCGCGAAATGAAAGACTTGGACTCATTTGCAGCTTTGCGCTATACCTTGATGGCGGCTAAGAATCCACAGGTGAATTGCTTTAGCAATGCCGGCGATAGTCATTCCGTTGTGCTCAATTTACTCAAAGAGCGTGGAATGGCATCGGCGGCCGGTGCAGTTGATGACATTGGCTATTTCGAATGGTCATCTCCCACAGAAGTCTTATCCATTGAAAATGCAGCTTATGCAAATCCCGGACTTGGCATCACCATTCACCCGGATAACATTAAGGCCGTCTTTAACGATCCCATTGAAGTCGTGATGACTGAGGTGTTGTGCAGATGGGTGCAGACAATTTCGAGCGTGGTCGGTTCGGCTGAATGGGCTGAATGCCTAGATGAAGAAATTGACCTAGACCCGGAGAAGCTGACGTGGATGGCCATTGATTGTTCGCCGGATCGTAAATTTGCAGCATTAGTGGCCGCTCAGAAATTAGGGGATGAGAAATTCATCGTAAAGCTGCTCCACACATGGGAAAACTCAGTCCAGCTCGATGATCGTGAAATTGCCAATGATGCGGCTAAATACTGCCGCGAATATCCCATTGAGCATTTGCTTTACAGCCGTCGCACATCGGGCGCGGTAGCTGCGAGAATGCAGCCAGCCGGAATTCCAATCTATGACATGGATTCGGATTATCCTCAAAGTTGTGATTCGATGCTTGGAGCTATTAACGGAAAACGGCTGCGACATAGAGGCCAAAGCGAACTGACCACACAAATGCTCTCAGCTGTGCAGTTACGTCGTGGCGATGGTGGATGGGTATTGGGCAGACGAGCCAGCCAATCCGCAATTCCGGCGGCAGTTGCAACAGCTCTCGTTTCACACTTTGCGACACGCCCAGAGACGGAGATTGACATCCTCGTCGGTTAGTGCTTTGCGCGTGGGAAAATTCTCGCATGGGATTCAGAGACATCTTCGTTCGAACATCATCCGTCGAATCATTAACGTACGACGTCTCTGCTTCTCTTTCACCAGTGACAACGCTGGATTCACTATCGCCATTCTTTCGAGGTAATCGAACAGCTACACGCCAAGAAGCTATGAGCGTTCCGGCCATTGCTCGCGGTCGCAATATCATCTGCTCATCGATTGCATCGATTGGCCTTGAAGTGCGTGATCGTGTTACTGGATTGAATGTAGATGTGCCGCGTGTCATTCGAACACCAGACCCACGCATTCCCGGCGTTGCCACTTACGTCTGGACTTTGGAAGATTTGCTCTTTCATGGTTATGCCTATTGGCAGATCACAGAGCTGTTCGCCGATACACAGCGCGTTCGCAGTGTTCAAAGAATTTCGCCGGATCGTGTAACTATCAACACAAATTCAGATTCAACAGAAATTGAATCCTATTCAATCGATGGCCATACGCCGCTTCCGCTTTCAGGTGTTGGCAGCCTTGTCGTGTTCTACGGAAATGATGAAGGCTTGCTCAATCGCGCAGGGATGACAATTCGCACAGGTGCAGAGCTAGAACGTGCAGCAGCTCTCTATGCGCGCGAGCCTGTTCCACAAATGGTTTTGAAATCTAACGGAACTGCATTGCCAGCCGACCGCATTGCAAAGCTGTTGGAATCATGGGGTGCAAGCCGTCGCAATCGTACGACGGCGTTTCTCAATGCAGATATTTCGCTAGAGACTTTGGGCTTTGATCCTGAAAAATTACAGCTGGCAGCTGCGAGAAGCTACATCGCTACCGAATTAGCCAGGGCTTTAGGCATCCCGGCTTATTTCATTGATGCCGAAACTGGATCATCAATGACATACAGCAACGCGAGCACTACTCGTCAAACTTTGCTGGATTTCTCTTTGATTCCGCTGATGAACTCAATTACCGAAAGATTATCAATGCCGGACTTCACGCCATCAACACAGCGCGTGGAATATGCGCTCGATGATTATTTAAGAGGCTCAGCATTAGAACGCGCACAAATCTATGAAATCCTCAATCGCGTTGGCGCATTGAGTGCAGAAGAAATCCGAGTAGCAGAGGAAATGATCCGATGAAGGTATTAACACCATTCACAATCACAGCGGCCGATTCAGAAGAACGCACTATCACCGGCCAAATTGTGCAATTCGATACGCCAGCAAATGCATCGACTGGAAAAGTATTATTCAAATCCGGTTCATTGATTCCGGCATCCGTAAAACTTAACCTTGAGCACGATTCAAAAAGACCGATTGGGAAAACTTTGAGCATGGAATTGGCTCCAGATGGCAAGTCAATCAATGCCACATTTAAGATTTCAAAGACAACCGCCGGCTCAGATGCAATCCAAGAAGCGATGGATGGACTGCGCGACGGATTCTCAGTTGAAGCAAATGTTGCAGATCATGGATTCAACGAAGACGGGACAATGGTTGTCAATTCAGCAACATTGGTCGGCGTTGCATTAACACACAACCCAGCATTCGATGAAGCTCGCGTGTCTCACGTCGCAGCGACTACCGAAGTCACACCAGAAGAAACACCAACCGAAGGAGACCCAGTGGATACCACTACCGAAAAAACAGAAGCACCAGCCGTTGAATCGGTAGAGGCTTCAGCTAACGTCGTGCATGCTAACAAGCCAGCACCATATTTCACTTCACCACGTTCACCAATCATCAATCTTGGCACATGGATGGAACACTCAATCAAGGCAAAGCTCAATCCAATGTCTGATTCTGCAATTTACGTTGCAGCAGCTAACGATGACCTTGGAACTACAAACCCAGCTTTCAATCCAACACGTCAGCTGACAGAAGTAATCAATGCACTCAGCAACGGAACAAGAGGCGCAATCGATGCCGTAAGTCGTGGCAGCTTGCCGGATGCAGGGCTTCAATTTGAAATTCCAAAGATCACCCAGATTGCGGAAGTTGATCCAGTTGCAGAAGGTGGCGCAGTAACAAACACAGGAATTGAATCATCTTTCATTTCAGTTCCAATCACACGCTTTGCCGGTCGTAACATTCTGACAACAGAAATCATCGACCGCAGCTCACCAGATTTCTTCAACGAGCTTGTTCGTATCATGGGCGCATCAATGGCCTTTGCTCAGAATAAGTATGTTGCTGCACAAATCAAGGCGGATGCAGTAGCAGACGGAACATCGACAGTAAATTCAGCTGCCGGATTGATTGGATATGTCAGTCGTGCAAATGCGGCCGTCTATGCAGGCACTCAACGCTTTGCTCGTAACATTTTGGTATCTCCGGCACAATGGAGCAATATCATGGGCTATAACGACAACGGCACACCGCTATTCAATGCATACCAGCCATCAAATCAGGCCGGTCTTGTAACTGGTCAATCACAGCGCGGAGTCGTTCTTGGATTGAATTTCTTTGTTGATAACTCAGGCGAATTCACTGGTACAGGCGATGATTCAATGGTCGTTCTTGAGCCAGATGCATTCACATGGTACGAGAGCGGAAACTTCCGTCTTGATGTCAATAAGCCATCTGATGGCACTGTTGAAATCTCACTCAACTCTTATGGTGCATGCGCCACAAAGGTTGCAGCTGGTGGTTTCCTCGTCATAAGCTAAAAAACTAATCATCGGCCACAGCCGCTCCCGGATGTGGTCGAGCAGTAGAAGGGAACGGAAATGCCACAAATAGTCACAGCCGCAGAACTGCGCCAAATTCTTGGCGTTTCCGTCTCTCTCTATTCAAACGAGTATCTTGAACAAATGATTGAAAGCGCAGAACTGACAATTTTGCCATTGCTCACTGGATACCAATCAGCAGTTACAGAAGTCTTTGTAGAAAATTCCATTGCATATTATGGAACTCAGCGCGTGAATTATTTCGTGCCGGGTCAAGATGTCGTAATTACCGGATGCGGCATTTACGATGCGACAGTCACAGTCACGGACGATCGCATTGCTCCGATGGTTTTCACGTCTGCAACGGGACAGGCAGACAGCACATACACCATCCCAATCATTCCGAGTGGGCTCGCGTGTATTGATGGGGCAACCGCTGGAGACCTCTATTCCGGCGTTGCTCCCATTAAGTCTGCAATCCTTGTCGTAGCTGTTGAAGTGTTCCAAAGTGTTACAGCTCCGGGCAATCAAATCATGAGCGATCAATTTCAGCCATCGCCATTCGTACTTGGCCGCAGCTTGACAAACAGAATCGTCGGGCTTCTAGGGCCGTTTCTTGAAGTCGAAACTCTTTGCTTATGACAATCGAAGCCGACATCCGAACACCATTGCAAAATGCGCTTTCAACCATTGCAGCCAATGTCTATAACGGCATCCCAGAGGCAATGACATCTCCGAGCATTTGTTTAATCCCGGATTCACCATATTTAGAAAGCACTCTTATCAATGGAGCAACTACTAAGGTCAAAATCAATATGCTCATCACCGGCGTAGTCGGTTACTCGAGCAATGCAGCAGCTTTGACCAATCTTGAAGATTTAATGATTTCAATCATCTCGACCATGCCGGCCGGTTATGTCGTTGGAGATGTCAGCTCACCACAACCTTTGGAAGTCGGCGCAGGAAAATTCTTGACGTCTGATTTGCAAGTATCAACGTATTACACCGACTAAGGAGAAAACACATGACCACGATAATCACTGGCAGAGACATCACTTTCACAATCGACAGTGATACCTTCGATGCTCAAGCAACTTCAGCCGTTTTAACAGTCGATTCGACGATTAACACATATCAAACACTTGATGGCAAAGCGTATTTCACAACTGACACACAGGGGACTTTCGCAGTCGAAATGCTTGCAGATTGGGGAGCAGCTTCATCACTATGCGAAGCTCTTTGGACAGCTGCAACGAATGCACCAAATACAGGGCTTCCAGTGGTATTAGTAGCCGACACAGGTGCATCATTCGCATTTGAAGTTCAGCCAATTTTGCCATCAGCTGGCGGCACTGCGCCGGATGCTCAAACTGTATCGCTATCATTCACATGCGTTACAACACCAGTCTTAACAATCAGCTAACAAGGGAGCCGGGAGCATGAAGCTACAAATCACAATCGAATATCAAAGCGGATTGATTGAAACTTATACAGCCAATCCACCAGAATTTGCAAAATGGGAAATCAAAACTGGTCTCATCGTCTCGCAGATGCAAGACAAAGTGGGAATCAATGATCTCATGTTCTTGGCATATCACGCCATGAAACGTGAGTCAGCTGGTAAGCCAGTTAAGCCATTTGACATCTGGTGCGAAACAGTCAGTGAAGTTAAAGTCGGTGACGAAGAAAGCCCAAAAGTTACGCCGTCGGAAGCTTGAATCGGATTCTCTGGGATTTAGCGATTGCCACTGGCATGAGCAGATCGGAATTTGTCACAGCTGAGGACGTAGCAACTGCCCTAGAGATCATGGAGATGCGAAATGGTAAATGAGCCAATCGCTTACGATAAAAGCGATCTTCGTGGTGTCATAAAGGCTTTCAAAGCTATGGATGACGAAGCGATTGCTCAAGCCAAAGTGGTCAGCGGCGGTCTAGCAACCTACGTTCAAGGCAAGATTATTGAAGCCGCTAATCGCACGAGAAACAATGCCGATAACAGAATTGCATCAGGCTCTCGCGTATCCAAATCATCAAAGATTGGTGAATTGTCATTTGGCTTTGCAAGTCAGAAATTCTCAGGTGGTGGCACAACTCAGCAACTTTGGGGCGGTTATGAATTTGGCTCTAACAAATTCAAACAATTCCCAGTCTGGTCGGGTCGTGAAGGCCGCGGCTCAAAAGGATGGTTTATCTATCCAACACTGCGAGCCGAGCAACCGAATATCATTGCTAAATGGGAAAATGCTTTCACTGAGATATTGAAGGAGTGGTGATGGCTGGTCAAAGTAGAACGCTCAAGCTCTCCATTCTGGCTGATGTAGATCAGCTCAATAAATCGCTCAAAGCTGCTAATTCAGATGTTGAATCTTCATCGAATAAAATGCTGGACTTTGGCAAGAAGGCTGGAGTGGCATTTGCCGCAGCTGCCGCCGCCGCTGGAGCTTATGCCATCAAAATCGGCGTAGATGGTGTCAAAGCGGCTTTAGAAGATGAGAAAGCCCAGCGCATTCTTGCACTTACTTTAGAAAACACAACTAGCGCGACAAAGCAACAAATTAAATCGGTTGAAGATTACATTACAAAAACTGCACTGGCTACCGGTGTCACCGATGACCAGCTTCGCCCGGCTTTGTCTCGATTGGTTAGATCAACAAAAGACACTGAAGAAGCTCAAAAACTTCTGGGCTTGGCTATGGACATCAGTTCGGCAACGGGTAAGCCGCTGGAAGCAATTTCAAATTCCTTAGGCAAAGCATACGACGGGAACACAAACGCTTTAGGCAAATTAGGTTTAGGCATTGATCAATCAATCTTAAAGACAAAAGATTTCAATTTAGTTTATGAAAATCTGCGCGGATCATTTGCAGGTTTTGCCGAACAAGAAGCCAACACATTTCAAGGACGTTTAGATCGTCTCAATGTTGCATTTGATGAATCAAAAGAAACTATCGGATTTGCTTTATTGCCGATACTTGAAAAAATGATTACTTTCATCAATGATAATGCTTTGCCAATAATCAATGCATTTTCAAACGCATTTTCAAATAAAGATGGCGGCCTTGGCGGATACATTACTCAAGTCGGCAATGTAATCACAACAGTGTTCACACCAATCATCAATGGATTGATCAAAGGCTTTGGCTACGTTAAAGATGCAATAGGTGAGAACATCGGAGAATTTACTAAGTTCGGGAAACTTATTGCGGATTATGTTGCACCAGTTATTGGAACAGTCTTAGGAGCTGCGCTTCAAGCTGTTGGCAAAATTGCCGGTGGTGTGATTAACATCGTTGGCAGCATTGCTGGGGTGATTACAACAATCGTCACATCTGCAATCAAAGCAATTAACTGGCTGATTGAAAAATATAACTCAATCCCATTGCTTCCAAACATCCCATTGATTCCGGTTGCTGGTGCTCCATCAATAAACATGCCATCGACACCATCTACGCAAATTCCAAACATTCCATCGCTTCCACCTGCTCCAAAGCCGCCTTCAACCGGTGGCAGTAGCGGCGGCAGTAGCGGTGGTGGTGGTGGTGGTCGTGGTTCAACATCAGTAGAAGCCAAATCATTAGGCGGTGCGGCCGGTGCTATCAATGCTGGATTTGTCAGCGATTCACAAAATGCAGCTCGTTTAGCTGCTCAAGCCAGTGCAATTAATAGTGGATTTGTCAGCGATTCACAAAATGCAGCTCGTTTAGCTGCTCAAGCTCCAGTTATCAATCTGACAGTCAATGGCGCAATCGATTCAGAAGGTACAGCTCGCACAATCATTGACACACTCAACAATTCATTCTTCCGCGGTACAGGCGGCGCGACGAACTTACAAACAGCATGAGCATATTCAATCCAGTATGGCGAGTCACCATCGCCGGCGTTGAATACCAGACTGCCATTCTTGCCAATCTGACCATTACATCTGGGCGAACGAATATCTATGAGCAAGCTCAAGCCGGTTACACAAACATTGAACTGATTAACTTAGATCAATCAAATGTGCTCATCGGCATCAATGATTCATTGACCATCGAATTACAAGATTCGACAGCTACATTCATTCCCATCTTTGGCGGTTCAATCGTTGAAGTCGGAATTTCAGTAGCCGAATTGGGCAATGTGGCCTATGCCCAGCGCGTGAGAATTATCGCATTGGGTGCATTGGCTCGATTGCCAAAGGCTTTAACAGATGGCGTTCTCAATCAAGATTTTGATGGCAATCAAATTCTGACAATCTTGCAGGATTTATTGCTCAACAGCTGGGCAGAGGTTCCCGGAGCTTTGGAATGGGCAACCTATGATCCGACTGAGACTTGGGCAGATGCTCAGAATGTAGGACTTGGGGAGATTGATACTCCAGGAAATTACGAGCTTGCACAAAGGTCATCAGATCGAACAGATATATATTCTCTCGTTGCAGCTCTGGCCACTAGCGGTCTGGGTTATATTTACGAGGATGGCCAAGGCCGTATCTCATACGCTGACTCAACGCATCGAATCGATTATTTGAATGCGAATGGGTACGTCAATCTTTCAGCTAATGATGCTCAAGGCGCAGGATTGACCATTCAGCAACGAGCAGGCGATGTGCGAAATCAAATAACGCTCAAATACAACACAAGCTCGGCAAATGAAGTTAGTGCTACCGATGCCATATCAATAGCCTTATTCGGCCAACTGGCTCAGATAATCACTACGACAGTCAAACACACAAGCGCGGCACAAGATCAAGCCGATTTCTATTTAACACTCAGGGCTTATCCTCAATACAATTTCAATCAAATCACTTACCAGCTGACAAATCCAGAGATTGACGATGCAGATCGTGACTCACTCATCAATGTATTCATGGGAATGCCTGTGGCCATTGCTGATTTGCCGCTTAATATGTCGGCCGGAAATTATCTGGGATTCGTCGAAGGCTGGACATTTCAGGCCGCTTACAATCAGCTCAGCATCTCACTCAATCTTTCGCCGCTGGCATATTCAACGCAAGCGGTTCAATGGCAAAATGTTGATGTCGCTGAGGCTTGGAACACTATTTCTGGGATACTTGACTGGGAACACGCCCTAATCGTGGCATAAGGAGAAAACATGACCAATCCAACAACTCCATTTTCGTGGCAAATGCCAACGCCGACGGATTTGGTAACTTCATTACCAGCTGATTTCGAGGTCTTTGGACAAGCTGTGGCAACATCAATGGCGGATTTACTAGGTGGCACAACTGGTCAAGTCTTATCGAAGACGTCAAATACTGACATGGATTTCACATGGATCGAGCAAGATGACACAACGCTCTCATTCAACGCACAAACAGGCACTACATACACGCTAGTTATTGGCGATCTTGGCAAAATGGTCACTTTGTCAAATGCTTCTGGCATAACTCTTACAGTGCCGCCGTCAGTCTTTGCAACAGGCAATCAAATCAACATACAGCAGATCGGTGTTGGTCAAGTGACATTGGCGCAGGGCGCAGGTGTGACAATTACATCAACAGGTGCAACGGCATCTGCACCAAAACTACGCGCACGCTATTCAGCTGCGACGATTATTTGTACAGGTTCTAACACTTTCACTGTGGTTGGCGATTTGTCATAATGCCAATCATAGGAATTCTCGCATCGGCTGGTGGAGTAAAACAAAACTACATTGCCGTAGGTCATAGCACGACGCCTTATGTAACAGCGTACCCGTGGAGTTCTACTGGCTTCGGAACAAAGTACGCCAACCCTGCAACGCTCCCTGCTGGCACTGGTGTCAATAGTGTTGCTTTCACAGCTGCAAAAAATGCTTTAGCAACAGTTCACCCAATCTCGCCATTTGTTACTGTTTATCCATGGTCGATAACTGGCTTTGGCACTAAGTACGCCGACCCTGCAACGCTACCTGCAAGCACAGGCAATGGCGTTGCATTTTCTCCGTCGGGCGCAGACATTGCCATTGCTCACAATAACTCACCATACATTGCAGCTTATCCGTGGTCAGTTTCAGGTTTCGGAACGAAGTACGCCAACCCTGCAACGCTGCCTGCTGGTACTGGCAAAGACGTTGCATTTTCAGGAACAGGCGCAGACATTGCACTCACGCACTCCACGACACCATTCATCGCAGCTTATCCGTGGAGTTCTGGCAGTGGCTTTGGCACTAAGTACGCCGACCCTGCAACATTGCCAAGCACAATAAATACAGTAGAGGTGGTTTTCAGACCTCAAAGCGATGTCATTGCGGTGACTGGTGTGAGTGGTGGCAAAATAAATGCCTATGCGTGGAGCAGCGGTTTCGGCACTAAGTACGCCAATCCTGCAACGCTGCCTGCTGGTACAACTGCTTCAGGCGTTGCATTTTCTCCAGCTGGTACAGAAATTGCTTGCACCAGTAGCACATCACCATTTGTCAATGCCTATGCGTGGAGCAGTGGCTTTGGCACTAAGTACGCCGACCCAGCATCACTACCTGCTGGCGGTGCTAACAGCGTTGCATTTTCTCCAGCTGGTACCGAAATTGCTTTGGCTCTTGCCGTCACGCCATTTGTTACAGCTTATCCGTGGAGTTCTGGCAGTGGCTTTGGCACTAAGTATTCTGATCCTGCAACACTTCCGACTGGTGTTGGCAACAGCGTTGCTTTCGCCTAATTAACTTAAAGAAAAGGAAAAAAACAAATGACAGAGGCAGAATTGACACCCAAGCAAGCAAGACAACTAGAGGTTGATACTTACAAAGCCAACATTGCCAACTACCGCACATTACTCGCAACACTTGATGGCGATTGGGATGCAGATTTAGCACATCTCAAAGGAATTGAAGCACAGGAAGCAGCTCGTCAATGTCCAGAGGATAAGCTGCTCCGTCTTGCAGTATTGCAACAGTTCGATCAGGTGACTAACCTGCTCAAGACTGAGATTGTGGAATGTGCTAAAGCTGAGGCAATTCTAGGAATTCTTTAATTGTTACAAAGTCATAACGGATGGCCAGCATCTAAAGATGCAGCTGAAATCCATATCATCAGCGTTCCGATTGAGGGAACAAAGGTCAAGGTGCGATGTGCGAAAGCTGTTGCACCATTGATCGCTGGATTCTGCAAAGAATTTCATGAGCTGATTGAGCCGATTGATGAAGGCCAGCTGGATGATTGGGGATACGCATTCCGGATGGTACGCGGCTCGACTGACAATTTAAGCAATCACAGCTCCGGCACTGCCATTGATCTCAACGCTACAAAGCATGCATTGGGTAAAGTCGGCACATTCCCGGCTGAGAAGGTTCCGATGATTCGCGCTCTGGCTAAGAAATACGGCCTGAAATGGGGCGGCGATTATAGGAATCGAAAAGATGAAATGCACTTCGAAATCGAATTGAGTGAAGCGAAAGTCGCATCGCTCATCGGGAGCTTGAACAAAGGAGATAACTAATGGATCAAGCAAAAGCAATGCTGGCATCATGGCTGAGAAGCTCTATCGCCGGCGCATTGGCCGTTTATATGAGCGGCAATACAAATCCAAAGGATTTAGCTTTGGGCTTAGTCGCTGGCCTTGTGCCGGTAGTAGCTCGATGGGCTAATCCCAATGATGTAAGTTTCGGCCGCCAGAAATGAGCATAGGCGAATGGACGGCTGTTGGTGGACTTGTCATTGCAATACTGACAGCCATCTATTCGTCAATGAAAGTCATCGTTCGTTCTATTATGAGCGAACTCCAGCCCAATTCTGGATCGAGTCTGAAGGATCAAGTCTCCAGAATTGAAGAGCGATTGAATGAATTGATTCTTGAAATGGCTATGAAAAAGTAATCGACACGCCCATTCTTAGGCGTGAATCTTGAATTTGTCGGCTATGCGTGTCACCCTGTAATTCGGGAGCTGGTACGCAGCTCTCAGAATCGGGAGCAAAACAATGAATGAATTATCAATCGTGATCTTTATGGTCATCGCTGGGGCTTTATGGGCTGTAATGGCTTATTCAGTAGGTTACAAAGAAGGCCAGCGCGTGGGATTTACCAGAGGCCGCGCTGTTTCACGTCACATCTCATCGTCTGAAAAGGCGGCCAACTAATGGGATTCCTGGACAATTACGAAGGAAATAAAGAGAGAACTGATCGATGGATTGCCAGATTTCCATTCGGTAGATTAGAAGCTCACATCATTGAATTCAACGCTGAAAAAGGTTATGTGCTGATTCAAGCCAAAGCATGGCGAAATCAAGAAGAAGTCGAGCCAGCCGGGATTGACTATGCCTATGGCTATCTAGCTGCATTTAATGCCAACATGAAACGCTGGATGATCGAAGACACTTCGACTTCAGCTTTAATGCGCGTGATGGCTTTGGTTATGGGCGGTGCAGAAAAGGCTACAAAGGAAACCATGCAGCAAGTGGAATCTATGAGCAAAAAGGTTGCCACAGCTGATCCAGCTCAAGATTATGATTATTGGACAACAAAATTCGGAGATGTTCCATCATTCAAATCTGAGACTGAATTAAGTGATGCCGAAAAAGCTCAGACAATCGGTGGAGCCATTGAAGAAGTCACAGCTCAGCTTGGTGGCGAAATGCTCAAAGAAGCTCCACAATGCCAGCATGGCCATCGTGTATGGCGTGAAGGTGTCAGCGCAAAGAATGGCAAAGCTTGGGGCAATTACAGCTGCGTAGAGCGAAAGCCCAATCAATGCGATCCAGTCTGGTATGTATTTACAAGCGATGGCACATGGAAGCCGCAATTATGAGCGACTTCATTGAAATCATTTATCCTCAATCAATGACAGCCAAGATGTTGCAAAATGGTGAAGTCATTGCCGAATATAAGGTTGAGCAATGTGATAAATGCTCAAAGCTGGTCAAATTTGATGAATTCGGTTATCAAAAGGGCTACGGCGGAGAAAAGATAATGTGGTTCTGTTCGGATTGCCGATGATAATGGTTCGCTTATCGCGTGAAGATGAAGTCGTTGCACATACTGCCGGGCTGGCTAGAGAATCACGATACGGCTCCAACCCTAAATTCCAAGGCAACAAAGGCAATTTTCACAATGCGGTTGTCATTCATTCTGAAGCTGCTGGAGCTGAAATAGCAGTAGCCAGATACTTTGGCATTGAGGACTTTGTGCCAACAGTGAACACGTTCAAGAATGAGCCGGATGTGTATTGGAACGGCATTGCAATCGAGGTCAAACAAACGCCACACAAACGCGGACATCTCATCATTACTGAAGATGATCGAGATACTGACATTGCAGTCCTCGTCGTTGGAGAAAGTCCGACTCTTTACATCATGGGCTGGATTCCAGTAGGCGTTGCAAAGCGGCCAAGGTTTCAGTCAGCTCAAGGCGGCTATTGGGTAAGTCAGATCAATCTTCAGCCAATCGAGACATTAAGGAAATCCATTCATGCCAATACTTGAATTCGATTGTTCGATATGTAAGAAGCTATACGGCAAAGCCAAGCAACGCCATGGCATTCGAAAAACGGCTGAATTATCGCTCCATGAATGGTTCAGCACATGTCTTGGCTGTGGAGTCATGGGCATCAAAATCGTTGATGATGCCAAGGTTGAAGGGTTAAGCTTATGAGCCTCTATTATGAAGATGATTCCATCCAGCTTTATCATGGAGATTGCCGTGAAATAACAAGATGGCTTGAGTGTGAAATTCTGGTCACTGATCCACCATATGGAATCAGCTGGATGAAGAATGAGTTCGATTCAGATAAAACTAAGCGCGATGCCGTACGCGACAGACGTAAAGCCCAAGGCGGCGATATAGCCAACGATCATGATGTGTCAGCCAGAGATGATGTTCTTAAACTCTGGGGTACAGCCAAACCAGCTGTGGTGTTTGGGACTTGGAGAAAGCCCAGACCAGAAAACACATCTCATAGATTGATCTGGCATAAGCTGGGACGATATAGCGGCGTGAATCCTCATCCATGGTATCCAAACGACGAGGAAATCTATCTATTGGGCAAAGGCTGGGTTGGTAAACCGACACCCACAGTCATCATGACAGACGAGAATCGTTCTACTCATGCCAAGGCAATCGGACATCCAACGCCCAAGCCTGTGGGACTTATGGAAACGCTAATCAATAAATGTCCAGCTGGCACCATAGCCGATCCATTTGCTGGCTCCGGTGCAACACTGATTGCAGCTAGAAACTCTGGACGTAAAGCAATCGGCATCGAGTTAGAAGAAGAATACTGTGAGCTCATTGCTAGACGTCTTTCACAGGATGTGTTGCTATGAAGTTATCCACAGGCGTTATCCACAGGCTGTGGGGCTCGCCCAAGAACACGCTCAATGTTGCGCGGTATTTGACTGAGGCAGTACGCTCCATACTCGCTGGCGAGCCGCTGAGGCGGATAGCTCGCAGGCGTAGTCTGGTGCTATTGGGTGCGCTGTGTGTTGTGGGGACAACACCAGCGTATTCAACATCATATTCAATAGATCATCTAAAGCTATATGCACATTCAAGATTGATTGACTATAAAGAGTTTCAATGTCTGAATAAGATAATCACAAAGGAAAGCCGATGGTCATACACAGCTCGTAATGGCAGTCATCGAGGACTGGGACAGATGCGTTCGGAGCACTATGGAACACTTGATCCTTATAGGCAGATTGATGCCACTATCATCTATATTCACAAACGTTATTCGACTATGTGCAAAGCATGGGCATTCCATCAGCAAAGGAATTACTACTAATGAGCAGGTCATGGGCTAAAGGTTCAACGCGGAAGTGGCGTGTGATTAGAGAACGCATATTGGCCAGAGATGGATGTTGCCAGATGTGCGGCACGACTGAAGGCTCTATGCATATTGACCACATCATCCCGAAGCGATTGAACGGCTCAGATGATGAGTGGAATTTACGGCAGCTCTGCCAAAATTGTAATTTATCAAAAGGCGGTCGGTTTTTTAT